TGATTGATTGGTAATTTCTCATTTCATTTATTTTATTTATTATACCATAAAATATTATATTTATATTATTTTATTGTCATTATTTATTTTTTGTATAGTTAATATCTTTTTCTACTTCTTCTTCTTTTAGTACTTCTTCTTTTTACTAATCGGCGTCTTTTAACGGACCGGGATCGACGTTTTTTTGCCCCACCCCACGCAGCATCACTGCACAGAGCATCACCATCCCATGGTATATGTGGTAATTTAGGATATATTTGTTTACATTTACTAAATATTTTAGTACCACGGCCAATACCGGCTTCATTTAATTTCTCTAATAATTTTTCACCATTATCCCCGTCAAAACCTTCTATACTTCTTATACTTATGTTGTCGGTTTGCTTCCATGAATCTCCGACGAGTTTAAAGCTTAATGTAATAGGAACACCAGATTCACCAAAACTGGGATAAAATCTGTCATCCCGTCCGGGTTCGAGCTCATCCTGACGCATTTCTATCTTTACTATCTTTGCTGAATCCATATTATAATATACCACTATAAAATAAAATAATTCAATTAAATTGGACCACAATTTCCACTTTTTCTTTCTTAATACTTTTGGTCGCCGATATCGACAATTCTTCGCGCTTCTTCCGCGTCTTTGAATTCGCATTATCCAATGCAAGCTCCTTACGCTTTGACGTACTATTTCGACTATTCATATCCTTTTCAATCGCATCATAATTCGCTTCGATATAATCGATAACTCCATTCTCTAAAGTCCATTTAAAGAAATTTAATTGACCGATTGTGGTTTCTATGTGTGTTTCGCCCGTATACGGAATATTTATCCGATCCCACCTGCAGAAGGGGTCAAATCTGCGTTTACTGTACGCTTTTAATTTCAATTTGTAATCAACGTAGACCTTAAATCGTCTATCGGAATTATTTATTGAATATAATGTGTAATATTTTTTCGCGTAGTTTGTTGCAAACCAATCCACAATTCTTAATGAAATCTTGGATTCACCCGTAATTATCTTCAACATTGTATTTAATTTCGTCTCATCCTTATAAAATTCCATCAAATTCGTCAACAATAAATCATTTTGAGATGTATAACTTGTCGTCATTATATAGGTACTTATGAGACGTTTTTAAATGCTTTTTCGCGTAGTTGATAATATTGTTTGGTTTTGGTTCGCAAAAGTATAACCCGTTTTTAAAAACGATAAACAATATTATAAAATAGGATATAAAGACTATTGCATATAATAAGTATAACCATGACAACAATAGAAGAATCAATGTCGCTGACCTCACCGCCTCCGCTACCCGAGTTTAATATCGTGGAAATGATTGAGAAAAATCCAATCGCTAAATTAGATAATAATTATAATGGAAAACTCCTTACCAAAATTAAAGCCACCTTTAACGGGTTTGAACAGCAATTATTTGTTTCAAGTTTTTACTGTTATTTGAATTATAATAAGACGGATTTTGTCATTGATTTGGATGATGTTTGGAAGTGGTTGGGGTTTTTACAAAAGGTAAAGGCTAAAGCGTTATTAGAAAGAAATTTTATACTTAATACGGATTATATAAACCCGTTATCCGCGCCGGGAAAGCAATTTTTACACGCAAAAGGCGGCCAAAATAAAGAAACATTCATGATGACCGTAAAAACATTTAAATTATTTTGTATAAAAGCAAGAACTAAAAAGGCGGATGAAATTCACGACTATTATGTTAAATTAGAAGAAATTTTACAAGATGTTATTGAAGAAGAAAGTAATGAACTCAAACTTCAACTGGATCAACAAAAACATATCGTCGAGGAACAAAAACATATCGTCGAAGAACAAAAACATATTGTCGAGAAACAGCATAAACAAATCGAAAATCAAGTAGTACAAACCCAAAAAGAAAAGGAACAATTATTAGAAAAAACATTATTGTCCCAATTTCCAATAAATACCGAGTGTATTTATTATGGACAAATTGATAATAAAACATTGGGAAAAGAAAATAGTAAAATGTATCACGAAAGTTTAATTAAATTTGGCCAAAGTAATAATTTGGCGGAAAGAATAAAATGTCATAAGAAAAATTTCACAAATTTTAGATTAGTTGCGGCATTCAAGGTAAAAAATAAAATTCAAATTGAAAACGCTATAAAAAAACACCCCATTTTGACAAAAAGAATGCGATCAATTAAAGTTGAAAATGCGAATTATGAGGAAGAAAATTATCGGGAATTATTGGCATTGGATAATGAGAATTTTACGATTGAAAAAATAGACGAATATATCAAGGAAGTTATCAAAGAAAACGAATATAATATTGAAAATTATAATTTGTTAGTTGAAAAAAATTATAGTTTGGAGGAAACTGTTAGAAAGTTGGAACGAGAAAATAAATTAAAGGATGAACAAATTGGGAAGTTGACAATAGAATTAGAAAAATATGCGTCGGATATTACAACGTATACAAAAGATAAAATTGCAAATAATTATGCCATATGTAAATATGGGTATTATTTATATGCGTTCGAATACGAACCATCCCGATATAAATGTTCAATTACAAGACAAAAGGATTTCGAACAAGTAACAACTGGGTTGAAGCAATTGGATAAAGATGGAAACATAAAATATCATACCACAGTTAAATATGCATTTTCCGAAAAAATCATGATGTTTTTATTGAAGCAGACATTATCTTCGCGCGGAAATAATAAGTTTGAAGGATCGTTTGAAATGGTTAAACAAATATTAGATATTACCTCAAAATTAGAGGGGGTGCTTATTGATAACAGCAACGATCTAAATAAATTATCCGATTTATTGGATGGCAAATTTATTCCATCAAAAAATATAATAATAAATGCAGAAATCCCGCAAGTTAGAAAAGTGCAACATGCAGTCGATCAAGTTCATCCAGACACAAATGAAGTTATTAAGACATATCCGAGTTTTGAAGCAGCGGGGAGAGCTATAGGACTTACTACTGGAACCGCAATTGGAAATGCGGCAAGAAATACAATGGGAGGTGGAAGTGGATTGTGTAAAGGATTTTTATGGAGATATGCAGGAATATCTAAAGAAGAACAATTTTCAGAACAACCTGTAGTTAAAATATGTTGTAGCACTGGTAAAAAAACACATTTTACTACAATTGCAGATGCCGCAAAAGATTGTTCTATTTCTCCACCGGGAATGCGTACTAGGATTTTAACAAGTGTACATGCAGACGGACATCATTGGATATTTGATAAAAATGCAACACATTATAACCAACTATAACTAAACCGCCGTATTAAGGAATTGTACCAAAGTGGCTTTAGTCACCTTAGCATCATAATTAATCACTTGTCCGTCCTTCAACAAAATAACCGTAGGAAATCCCTCGACCTTATATTGGTTAATCATTTTCTCGACATCGGGAGTTTCGGTAGTACAATCGACCTCGGTAAAAATAACAGTTCGTCCATTAATAGTCTTGTCCTGATATTCATCGACCACCTGTTTCCATTCGGGTTTAGCGGTTGTGCAAATAGGACACCATTGTGCAGTGAAAATTATCAATTCGACTGGACTACCCCCACCGCTACTAGAAGTAGTAGGGATATGTTCGCTATTTGCTCTATAACCAGGGGCAAACATCGCCTTAATTTGTTTGCTAAACATTAGATATGCCGCAACAGATATTATAATAGCAAACAATACAATAAGAACATAGGACCAATTGACGCTAGATGTTGCGGATCGAAGACGCGACATTATAGATGATCCAGAATCAGATGAAAAACTTACAGATTTACCCCCACGTGCAGAAAACATTATATATATTTATAGAAGAAGAAATTAGTATAATTATAAACGAAAACAAAATAAAGATAATTTTTATATTATATTAAACAGTATTATAGTACAGTACAGTCAAACAGTAATGCTAGTTAGAAAGTATGACGGGACAATGGTCGAAATAAATAAATGTGATTATACAAATGATTATCAATATTATAAAAAATTGGGAGAAATTATGTATAATATTGTGGAAGAACATAAAGAAGAAAAAGGCATTAATGGATATTCCAGGCAAGCAATTGATCAATTATTACAAAAATTTACGCAAAACAGAAATCAATAAAACAAAAATAAAAAATGAAAAAAGATAGCTACAGGTAATATTCATTTTAGTATTTGTCCATGGCCCGGTGCCCATAACAGTCGTATTGGTTTCACTGGAAAATGATTTAGTAATAGTATAATTTTTATACAGAGCAAATGCTAAAATAAAAACAATCGCACATTTTCCAAGAATCGATGCCATGAAAACCCGGTTTAGTGGACTCACGATAAAAAGTAGGATAAGAAATATAGATACAGTTGTGCAGATACATACTTGTTTTGATCCAGCTGCGTATTGAGATATATTTTGACTAGTTGCGCTATCCATTATTATACCTATAATATAATAATAATTTAGATATAGATATAGATATTTTTAGTAATATAATAATATAATAATATAATAATTTGGCGTTATTCATTACCGAAACAATAATAACAAGAACAATATCATTTGAAAAAATATTTTTCTAATGATAATATAACCATAGATGTCTAGTCGCCACATCAATAAAAACAATAAAACAAAAAAAGTATATACAAAAAAAGAATATAATAGCGGGGATGGAATGGTGACTGCAACATGGGGACCAAGTATGTGGCATTATTTACATACAATGAGTTTCAATTATCCAGTTGAACCGACACAAGAAGATAAAAAATGGTACAAAGAATTCATTATGAATTTACAGTATGTATTACCATGTAAATATTGCAGAATTAATTTAAAAACTAATTTGAAGCAGTTACCGATTACGTCTGAAGTAATGAAATGTAGAGATACATTTTCAAGATATGTGTATAATTTACACGAACTCGTAAATAAAATGTTGAAAAAGAACTCCAATTTAAAATTTTGTGATGTGAGGGAAACATATGAACATTTTAGATCACGGTGTACAGATGATATTCCAAAATTAATTGGCGCGACAAAAGAAACGACAAAGTTTGCAAAGACGGTAAAATCGGGCCATAAAAAAGGATGTACTGAGCCGCTTTATGGTAAGAAATCTAAATGTATTATTAAAATCGTGCCGCAAGAAGAACGCGTAAAGACATTTCAAGTGGATAAAAAATGTATCAAGACAAAAACTAGATCTAGTGCAAAGCAAACGCAATTTGATAAATAGATAATAAGCCAATTGAATACTTTTTCTCTCTACGATTTCATTCATAAAGTTGTTTAGGATAAGAATTTTGTGAATTTACAAGATATTTGTTTGAATGTATATGGTACTGTTTGGAAAATAATAAATAGTAAATAATAACATAAATAATAACATAATAAATACAAAATATTATGTTATACAAGAAATAAAAACAAATAACACATAAAAACATGTATGATTGGTTGATATATGTATCATCGGCACTAATACTATTCGGATATATTCCTGAAATAGTACAAAATATAAAAAATAAAAACGCGACATTTGATTCATTACCAATTTGGGTAATTTGGATATTAAGTTCTGTTGCCGGAATCGTATATTGTGTAATCAATCAAGAGTATACAGTTATAATAAATTTTATAATTACAGGAGTATTGAATACATTGGTATTATTGATAAAATTATATTATGCATATAAGAATTTGTCCATTAACTAAAATAAATCACTACATTCCAAACGTACTGTAACCGGATAATACGGGGTTAGGTAAATTCGGATTACTTGCGGAATAATTGGGAACTAATTTGCAATCATATTCGGGTTCAGGGCATCGCCCGCATGGTGGACAAGCAGGACATTTTTCCTTTTTATTGGGAGGACATATGACAGTGGGACACGCGGGACAAACGGGAGGAACAATTTCAGATTTCAAGATATATAAATCTTCTTGACCTTGAGGAATCATTGCTCGTGGAATGCCTTGTGGCATGGTACTATTGTATGCACCTGTACTGTTTGATCCTGCGCCTGCACCAGATCCGGCATCATTATCGCTATCATATCCGTATGAATTATAATTATTTCCATTGGAATAAGATGAAGTGCTGCTACTACCGGCATATGGCGCAGCGGCATTATTTCCAGATACATCAGTTCCTTGATTATATGTGTATGTATATGTATTTGTGGCGGTATAAATCGTAGTTGTTCCATTAGGTTGCGTTACTTCTAATGCATATTGACCGTTTGTTCCGACAAATACGCGCGCAGATCCACCATTAGGACCATAAAACATTGTATTGGCAACAGAAGACATGACGCTTGACCCAGTAGCACCAGCACCAGCACTATTCGACGACCATGAATTGGTACTTCCAGATCCATTTACGCTATATACGGTTGTTGTGCCGGAGCCATCGGTAACAGAAATCAAATAGGCGCCGTTGACACTTGTGACGGTAGCAATTCCGCCATTGGGACCGTAAAATGTCGAAGGTGCTGAATTATCGTAATGATTATAATTATCATAGGATCCTCCCGTATTACCGGAATTTGTTGACGATGGAGTAGTAGATACACCGGTATTTAAGGTGACGTATCCATTGGACATACCTTCAGTTAAATAACTACCTCCTAAAAATGTCCCAATTACAAGTCCTAATAGTAAAATAGTAAATAGAATTATTAGTGATCTATTCTGCATTTTTTTAATGATTTAGTTGATATAGTATATTATTATATTATTTGTATAAAAATAAAATATAATAATAAAATTGAATGAAAATACAATACAAAATACAAAATACAAAATACAAAATACAAAATACAAAATACAGATACACAATAAATAATAAAATGGAGAATCAGAATCAGAATCAAGTCAACCAAAAGGAAAAAAAGGAAAAAAAGGAGAAAAAAGAAAAAAAAACAAAGCCTTTATTATTTCCGTATTATGATTCGTCGACGGAAATAACGGAGATTGGTGTGGATGAAGTTGGACGTGGTCCGTTATTTGGTAGAGTATATACCGCCGCGGTGATTTTACCTAAAGATCATGATGCGAAATTTGATCATTCAAAAATGAAAGATAGTAAAAAATTTCATTCAAAAACAAAAATCGTGGAAGCCGCAGAATATATTAAAGCCAATGCAATTGCGTGGTCGGTTAGTTATGAAGACGAAAAAGTTATTGATGATATTAATATTCTGCAGGCAACGCAACTGTCAATGCATAAATGTATAACACAACTTATAAAGGGACAACAGCAACAGCAGCAACAGCAGCAACAGCAGCAACAACAACAACACATCAAATTATTGATTGATGGAAATTATTTCAAATCATTGGTATTGTATAATCCGACAAAAAAAATGCTAGAACCGGTAGATTTTGTATGTATTGAAGGAGGCGATGATAAATATTCCGCGATTGCAGCTGCATCTATTCTGGCCAAAGTTTCAAGAGATACGTATATTGAAGAATTATGTGCAGCACATCCAAATTTATCGGAACATTATAGTATTGATAGTAACAAAGGATATGGCGCAAAAAAACATATTGATGGGATAAAAGAACATGGGATTACAGAATGGCACAGGAAAAGTTTCGGGATTTGCAAAACTTTTGTATAATTCCGGCTCATACTGACTAAGGATGTGATCCTTGTGAAGCATTTATCGGAGTAGGTCCAATGGCAAATGGAGATACGTACGATGTCGTTGTAATCGCCGACCAATCTGAATAAAAAGTGAGTTTATAAATGTCTATATCGATAAACCCATCACTTTGTCCAATTTGCCATATTCTTAATATTAATCCTCCGTCTATATTGCTATCATAACCAGTAAAATCTATAAAATCATTGACGGATACACTTTGTATAATCGCCGAATTTGGTCGCACTTGTATATATTCGCCAATGGCCCCACCATTTACACGATTAATTGTATCAGGAGTGTACTCAACTAAAGTATTTGAAGTTATAAAATCAATGTATATTGAACTATAACTTTTCCCGTATGTTGTTCTTTCATTTATTTCTTCCATCAATGTCCAGTTAATGGTTATATATGTTGGTTGAAACGAATTCGTGGTAACAGTTGTATATGCTATTACATTTGTATATGAAGTATTATTATATGTGCTTAAATAACCGGGTGGGGATGGTGGATAATTGAACGCACTATAATAAATCCAATATAATGGTAGTCCCGGTCCATAAGTTCCATCGGGTCCGGTATTGCCAAGGTCGCCTTGTGGCCCCGCGTCGCCGGATGGACCCTGCGGTCCTTGGTAGCCATCTGGTCCAATTGAACCTTGTGGACCCTGCGGCCCAACACCTTCAGGCCCAGTGTCGCCCGTATCACCTTGTAGACCTGGATCGCCGGGAGGGCCGGCGCCGCCCGCTGTGCCTTGTGGACCTGGATCGCCAGTTGGTCCCTGCGGTCCCTGTGGTCCTTCATCTCCTTGATCTCCGGGCGGCCCTTTTACAGTTCCTACTGGTCCTTGTGGTCCTTGTGGGCCCTGACCGTCTGATCCCTGTGGTCCCACGGGTCCTTGTGGTCCTTGCGGACCAATAACGCCATAAGGCCCAGTATCACCAGTATCTCCCTGTGGCCCCAAGTCACCGGTCGCGCCTTGTGGCCCAGTGTCTCCTATAGCAGGAATACCTTGACTACCCTGCGGACCTTGTAGTCCAGTATTTCCTTGAGGTCCGATTTCTCCTTGTGGACCCTGTGGCCCGGTTATTCCTTGAACGCCCTGCGGGCCTTGAGGCCCCGTATCCCCTCGCGGTCCTTGGAACCCATCTGCACCCTGCGACCCAGTTATTCCTTGGGGGCCTTGAGGTCCTTGCGCGCCTTGAATGCTTTGTCCGGTAGATCCAGTCACGCCTCTTGGTCCTATTATGTTTGATGTAGGTCCAGTAGGTCCAGTAATACCGATTCCTATAGAACCCGTTATACCGGGCTCTCCTTGTACCCCCGGTACTCCGGGTGATCCTGTCGGGCAGCACTGTCTTGTCGCTAAATATTCTGAATACGTGGAA